TAAGTTAATCATATCTATCCCTTCTAACCAACCTACACACTATAGACGAAAAAAAACCCACCTGCAAGAGATGGGTCAAATGACTAGCCCAAGCGAGGGGAGGGCATAGTCAACACAGAAGGAAATCAAAAACGAGATTACCAGAACTACGGAAAAACACATATTTTTTTTGGGGTGGAATCGGAGGGGGGCACGCACCCACAGACCCCCAAGTCCAACTCAAAGCCAACTCAGCGGCGTGTCATCGCATCGAATCTGGCCAACCCTACCCAAAGTCCTAACCAGGCTGTGCAGGCTGCATGCAAGTACCAGGCTGCAGGTATGCAGTCATCACAGGGCGACCCAATGGCCAATTGTTAAATCAAAGAGGGGAGAGAGTTAACAGTCACATGACATACCCGATTAAATAATAGGCAGTGAGTATTATATTTAATACAGTACATTCATATTATATAGTTATGATGTTCTTATTATATAGTTATGAAGTTATATCTTAATACTATTGTATATAGTAAATCAATAAAAAAATACAATATAATTTGCACTTCACATAATCGTATTAATCTATATAATCAGAATCAGCAACACTTGATAAACTTACTTCCTAAGGGTAAATCATGAAAAACGATATCGCAGCGACAATCACACAATCAATCATCCAGCAATTGGAAACCGGCGTAGCGCCCTGGGTTAAACCTTGGGCAAGCAAAGCCGATACAAGCGCACCACATAATCCGGCATCTGGCACGTTTTATCGTGGTATCAATTTCATTTGGCTGTCATTGCTTCAATCATCCGGTTCTGTAGGCACATCATCACGATGGATGACATATAAACAAGCGCAGAACATCGGTGCGCAGGTGTCATCACGCGCTAAAGGTAAAGGTGTTGATGTTGTCTTTTATAAACCATTTGAAATTACCGGCGCTTTAAATCCTGAAACTGGCAAGCACGATTCTAAAATCATTCCAATGCTCAAAACCTATACAGTCTTTAACGCTGATTTTATCGACGGTTTACCAGTTGATGAAATTGAAATAGTTCAAAAACCTGAATTTGAAACACTTGCCGAATGTGAAGCATTTATCGCAAGCACTGGCGCTTCAATCACTCATACCGGTAATCGTGCGTTTTATGCGTCCGATTCTGATTTCATCCAATTACCAGAAAAAGCCGATTTCAAGTCTAATTCAGATTACTACGCAACGGCGCTTCATGAGTTATCACACTGGACGGGCAACACTAAGCGCTTAAACCGTCAATTCGGTAAACGGTTTGGCGATAACGCCTATGCTTTCGAGGAGTTGGTAGCGGAGTTGGGTGCGGCTATGCTTTGCGCTCATTTGCACATTGACGGCCAATTACAACACGCCAGCTACATCGGTTCATGGTTGAAAGTGCTAAAAGCCGATAGCAGAGCAATTCTAAAAGCAGGTGCGGAAGCGCAAAAAATTCTGGACTACTTGGTTAAAGTCGATGAAATCGAATTAGCGGAAGCAGCATAAATACCCTTGCCGGTAGGGTTTACCGGCTTTCCTAACCTTTTGAGGTGCTAATCATGTTCACAGTTGACACTACAGAAAATATCGTTTTTAGAAACAATAATGCCAATGTATTTTGGTTCGGTGATGAATACTTGGTTGAATTTAAAAACGGCGATTACAAATGGTTTGCTGACTATAACGATGCGATTCTTTACGCTGACAGCAATGAAAGGGGTTAACCATGCCTGAATCACTCTTTGAATATGCCGCTGGCCTTATTGGCTTTGCTCTGTTTTACTTGTTTTTCTTTATTTTGCTTTCATTCTAATCGGGGATAATCATGACTTGTGCATTTTTTGGAATAGAACGTAATCCTTTTCTGACTTATGAGGGAAACCCAATTCGCATTGAAATTGGAGACTATGATTTATGGCGAATTGTCTACGATGACGGAACTATCTCTGCAATGTTTTATGAACGAAGTGACGCCGTTAAATACTTGCAAGACCGAAACCAAACAATACGGGGGCAATAATGGGAAAAGTTAAACAAACACTAATTATTGAGCAAGAAAACATAGACTTAGATTTCAGGCCTTTTAAGCCGATTGAACGCTTATCTGATGTCGAGGTATCGGCAGCCTATTTAAAGCCCTCTAGGGGGCTTTTAGAGGGTCGAGAATGGACACCTAGTTCACAAACTGATGTCACTAAAACGTGGCGTCGATTCGGCTGGCGTCCCTTGGCTGAAATCAAAGCAGAGCAGGGTAAGTAATGCTTACCATTATTTTCACTTTACTAGCAGCGGGGATATTTATGGGAATGGGAATAATGCTTTTGACAATTGTTGCATGGATTCTTTGGACTTTTTTAACGCCAGAGGATTGACAAAATCCCTCACGCGCATGTAGATTCGCTTTGTTGTCGTGGAAAACAACAAATATCAAAGCCGTTTAAATCTGTTCCTTGCCCCGCCGATAAAGGGGTTTCCACCAAGGAGCAGTTTTAAGCGGCTTTTTTATTGTCTATTCACTTCAACCGTGCCCCTCACGATAGTAAGCAGCATGACCGTGCTGGCGAGGGATAGAAGCGGTTTACCTTGACCAAGGGGGACGGGTACGCGAGTGTGCCGCCACAAGCGATAAACGGGCTAATAGGCTGATTGAGAGCGTCAGGGATGACGGGAAACATCGCCCGATAAATAAAGCAGCGGAACACGGTACTACCGTGGCCAACCAATAGGTTGAAGTATCGGCATGACTCATCATCATCCCTATACGTAGCCCTTGCTATTGCCAAAAGAAAGTGAGGTAAAAAAAATATTGACACTAACCCATATATACAGTCTAATCGTGTTGTAGTTCCTAACCATGAAAGGGTAATCAAATGAATCAATCTGCTGAACTAGTACGCCGGATTGTCAACGCTTTGAATGACAGCACAACCGGCAAAGAAATCAACCCATTTGAGTTTTTCAATCATCCAGACCTGTCCAATTGGCTGGCTGAAGCAAAGGACTTTCTCAACCAAGCGTAGTATCAGCGCGGCTGATCGCCGCGCTATCTTTTCCTAACTGTAAAGGGGTAAATCATGAATACACCAAAATTGTGTATTGACTGTAAGCACTACAAATCACGTTCTTGTTTTCATCCAAGTATCGGCGTTGACCTGGTCGAAGGCGGCATCAAGTCCGAATATTGCGCCGTTATGCGGCTAGATACTCGCGCCTGTACTACTGAGGGCGTTCTATTTGAACCAGTGGAGCCTGTTATTTATGACCTTGCCGCATTATTTCCAGATGTCAATTTTCCTAACATTAAGGGAGCAACCCAATGAACACCCAAACAGAGAACCCAAAAGGGATAGACACAATAAGCGTCCAAGACCTTCTCAGACCATTTGAGAAGGATGCGGAAAGAATGCAAATGCGTGACCAGATTGAAATGCTGGAGCGTGAAATAGACCGTCAATCAACCATCATTGACGCACTAATCAAAGCAATCAAAGTTATTGAGAGGGGTTAATAATGGCTACCGAACAAACACCAAAGAAGGGCAGAGGCCGTCCAGCAAAAGTAACAGTGAATGAACAAGACATTAGTGCTATGAAATCTCGTATTTCTCATCTTGCTAATAGCTTGACTGAGGCAAATATACATAAACGTCAATGGGAAACTAAATGTGATGAATTATGGGCAAAAAATGATGAAGCACGTTCACTCATTTCAAAATTAGAGCAGGTAATTGAAGACCTTGATGAAAAAGTTAAGAGTCAAGAGGGTGAAATTGATAATCAAGAAAGAGCTTATAGAAGATTGTCCAACATTGTTAAATCTCTTACTGAATCTCTTTACTATTCTTCAGAAGCATTAAACAACATAGCAGGAGGTTTTTAATATGGCTAACGCACAATCAGATTTCGCACCAGAAGTCCGCAATAGCGCATGGTGGAGCGGTGACTCTAGGAAAGCAGCCAACGGCAGGGGTAACGAAGCTGTCCTTGAGAAGCTAGGCTTGAAGGAGCGTCCAGACCTGTCTCAAGTGGAAGCCGTCCAAATGGGTCACGTAATGCAGCCCCTCATCGGACGTTTAGCACAAGATAAATTGCAGATTGAATTAAAGGACGCTGACTATGCCCTCACGCACCCTAAAGAGACTTGGCTTAAAAGTCACTTCGATTTTATCTCTGCTGACGGTAAAACTCTTGTTGAGGCGAAAAACTACAACGCGAATGTTCGTAATAAGTTTGACGCAGAGTCGTGCATTATTCCTGCGGCAGATATGGCTCAACTGGTCCACGAAGCAGCGTGTCACAACGTCGAGCGCATTGTACTCGCCGTTCTTTTCGGCGGGCAGAATTTTGAGACATTCGAGTTCACCATCTCCGAAGCTCAAAAGGAAGCTCTCATTCAGGATATGGCGCGTTTCTGGGGTGCTGTCGCTACCAAACAGCCACTTGAACCAGAGACTACCGAGCAGACAAAACTTGTCTACGCTCAGGACAAAGGAACTTCTATTGTTGCCATACAACCCATCGAAAAAGCTGCGGAAGCTCTGAAGTTCGTTAAAGAGGAAATCAAGCGGCTAGAAGAAAAGGAAGAACACCTCCTGACTGCTATTCAAAACCATATGCAATGGAGTTCTGAATTAGTATCTTTCGATGGAAAAGTTCTCGCTACATGGAAAAACAGCAAAGGCAGCGAACGATTCGACGCTAAAGCCTTCCAAGCCCAACACCCCGACATTTACGCGAGGTTTGTCGCGAAAACGTCAGGTTCTCGCCGCTTCTTACTTAAATAATGGAGGGGATATGTTTGCTTATCCTTCTGGACACAATCCAAAAACAGGTACGCAAGAATCAGGAATGAAATTGCGTGATTACTTTGCTGCTGCTGCCCTGACAGGGATGCTTGCTGAGAACGGTGGCGGTGCTTTACATAACCAAGAACTAGCCGAGTTTGCATACAAGCTCGCAGATGCCATGATGGAAGTGAGGGACTTATGACTGCCTTAGTACCAATTAATGAAATAAGAGAAATGGCTGAAGTTGCAGCTAAGTCGAAGATGTTCGGCTTTAAGTCGCCAGACGAAGCAATGGCAATTATGCTTCTCTGTCAAGCTGAGAACCTGCATCCTGCTATCGCTATGCGTGACTTTAATGTAATTTTGGGCAGGCCCGCCCTCAAGTCGGACGCGATGCTCGCTCGCTTCCAACAGGCTGGTGGTTCAGTCAAATGGGAGGAATACACAGATGAAAGAGTATCTGGCACCTTTAGCCATCCTAACGGCGGGAGTGTTACTGTCACTTGGACACTCGAGATGGCAAAGAAAATCGGACTTGCGTCTAAGGATAACTGGAAGAATTACGCCAGAGCTATGCTTAGAGCCAGATGCGTCTCAGAAGGCGTTAGAACAGTCTATCCGGGTTGCGTCGTTGGAGTTTACACGCCTGAAGAAGTTGAGACGTTCAAAACGCCTAGCGCGACTGTCAAGGACATGGGCGAAGCGGAAATCGTTATTGAGGAACCGGTAAGCGAGTATCAGTTATTCCTGCCTGACGGTAGTGTCTACGCTAATTGCACGAACTGGCAAGACTACATTGAGCGTTATGTATCTATGCTCGACGCTATCGAGAATTCGCCGAAGCTAAAGAAAGAAGAAAAAGCAGAAAAGCGAAAAACTTGGGAGGCGGCAAACGCTGAAACAATCAAGCGCATGGATGCACTGACCAAGACACAATTTATAGCAGCCAAACAAGGTGTAGATACCTTTGCAGACTTGGAGGACGCTATTGAGTAATTTCCGGCATAACGCGCCCCAAAGCATCGAGGCATTTCTACCCAAAATTAAGGAACCCATTATGAGTGAAGCAAGAGAGTACACAAAGTTTATTCCCCAAGAACTGAAGGGGCGTATTACACACAACAAATACAAACAAAAGGATACTGACCCTGATTTAAAGGGAACCCTTTGCGTCAAAGGTCAGATAGTCAATTTTGGTATCTGGAAGAATGACGGACCTCATGGTGAGTATTTCAACATCAAAGTATCTGACCCTGATTGGAAGGATAAGCAAAAGGATTCTCAGTATCCAAAAGAGATAACGCCTAAAAGTAAGATGGCTGGCGATATTCCTTGGTAATGCACGCATGGCTTGAGTTGCCGTTCCCGCCTTCAATGAATACTTATTGGAGGAACTTT